AACACTTAAGGATGAAAGAGTTTCTTTAGAGAAGATTCAAGAATGTAAAACGAGAACTTTTACTATTTTCCCGGTGGAATTTACCATATTAATGAGATCATTATTTGATGACTTTATTGATAAGGAAACGAAACACGCATTGGAGATTGGTACAACAGTTGGAGTTAATATTTACAGTAGTAATTGGAATACAATATACAAGGAATTGAATCATTTCCAGTATCATATTGACGGTGATTTTAAGGCTTTTGATGGCACTATTCGACCGGAGTTTTTCAATTATTATGCTAAACTTGTTAATAGTTTGTATAATGATGATAACTCCAAGTGTCGTGAGATATTGATGAGTATGTGCTGTTTTTCGCCCATGATAGTTTTGCAAGATGTATATTTAAAATTACAAGGTAATCCTTCTGGATCACGGGTGACTACAACATTTAATAGTTTTGTTAATAGGATGTATTTGACTATGGTGTACCTCGAAAATACACCCGACTGGATGCATACTATTAGTGTGTATAAGGCGAATATGAAAATATATGCTCATGGAGATGATCATTTATTGGGTATTACTACTGAATTGGCACAATATATGGATGCACTTAAAATACGTGACTTTATGTTGAGACATGGTATTGGTTATACCAGTTCGCACAAAACAGCAGAGATGAAACCTTATAGTAATTTGCGAGATTGTTTCTATTTGAAGTCATATTTTGTTTATGATAAAATAAATAATGTCTTTAAAGCTGGATTGAGTAAGGACGTTATACAAGAGATGATATCTTGGCAGAGAGACTTTGATGTATCTTCAACGGAGATGATAGTTAATACTGCTCTTAGATATTCGTATTTTTGGGGCATTGAATATTTTAGGATGATAAAATTGGCAATTGATACGGCGTGTAAGAAACGAAATTTGAAATTGAATACAGTTGACTTTATAGATTTAGATAATGAATATCATTCTAAAGGACAATTAATATTTGATTTTTAAAGATTGGTCTAAAAAGGAGATTACTCCTTTCATAGTCGTGTAAGAGGACTTTAAACTCTTTCTTTTTGTTTATTAAAGATGGATTTTATTCATCTTTTTGGGTTTTTGAAAGAGAACCTTGAAAACTCTTTCTTCTTAGCAAATATGGATAATAATTTACAAGATAAAATAATGAGAGCTGTAGAAAGCTCCAACACACAAGATTCTAGACACAATGCAGTCATTAATCTTGATAATTCTAATGCATTGACAAAAAATTCCCAAATAGAAACCTTAATTGAATCGAGTGGTTCCCAATATACTGGACAAAATGCTACGCAATTAGTTGATGTTTCCAGATATAAGGATGTTACAGATTCAGTAGAGATGGATTGGAATTATAAGATTACAACATCAAAACCTTTTATATTAGAAACTGGACAATGGACATCTTCTCAAATTGCTGGTACAAATTTGTTAAAATTTGTAGCACCTGTTGACTATTTTACAGGGAATCACGTGCTAAAGACAGTAGCTAATACCTTTATGTCTTTTAGAGGAGATTTGCATTTTGTAGTTAGTGCCCAAGGTACCCCACTTGCTAGTGGAGCTATGATAGTTCATGCACGACATTTTTCAGATAATATATCGACAACAAATATGTTGGATAG